TTGGTACAAAAAGAATGTTATTGTGAGAGAATACAAAATACATTTACCTGGTAGAAATATGTATTATCACAAGTATAAGAACAAGCACGTCTTTGGTTATGTTTGTGGCAAACATTAATATTTTATGCTATTAGTCATCTATGGCTAAATATAGAGGAAGAAAAGTAAAACTTGGTAAAATAATGCGAGGAGACGTTAAGAAGTTTAAAGTCTTTGTTCGTAATAAAAGAACAGGTAAAATTAAGAAAGTTAATTTTGGCTCAAAAACAATGTCTATTAAAAAAAACATACCAGCTAGAAAACGTAGCTTTATGGCTCGTATGGGTGGAGTATTAAGAAAAGTAAGAGGACAGAAATCATTGAGTCCTGCTTATTGGGCAATAAGGAGCTGGAGATGAAAAAGTTAATAGACAAAATAGAACAATGGCTACTTAAACTTATGGGTTGGAAATGAAATCTACTAAAATTAGAGAAGATTCTGGAATTGATTTAAGTCTTAAAAACTTAATTAGTATTATCGTAGTAAGCTCAATAGCAGTTTGGAGTTATTTTGGTATTATTGAAAGAATTAATACTATTGAAAACGATAATACACTTATGAAAAAGGATTTAGAAAAAGCAGTTGAATTTACAATTAAATTTCCTCGTGGAGAATTAGGTTCTCTTCCTGCTGATGCAGAACAATATTTACTTATAGAGGATGCACTAAAAGACATAGAAGATATGCAAGAAGAAATTAAAGGTATGAGACATAATGAAACTAACATAAAAAGATTGCAGTCTGATGTAGAAAGACTTATAGAGCAAATAGAAAAACTTAAAGATAAAGTTAGAAGTAACGGAGGATAAATGATATTAAAGATTAAAAGATTTTTTAGAAAATTAGCAAAATGGATTGTCGAGCAATACGACAGTTTTAATAGGTAATAAGATGAGTGAACTAGCAGTAGGAATAATTGCTCTTTGTATGATATACAAGGGCGGTGTAATCGAGCATACTTACATCAAGGATCAGAAAATGAGTACCTGCCTGAAAATGAAAAGGACTGTAGAACGATCTGTTAATCCACAAAATGTAAGAATGGCTTGTGGTAAAATAAAAGCAATGGTGGAAACAGATGAAACAGGTAGGAAAAAAATTACAAAGATTATCGAAGATAAGTATTGATGTATTTCTTTCATTCTTTGAAACGTATGGTGCTAAAGTATCTAACTGGGCATGGAATAAACGATGGAAAGAAAGACCTTACATTAAATACATGGGAACAACAGGTAAAATTTATAAATTCTTTAAAGAGTCTGACAAATGAAGTTTATGTTAATTATGTCAGTTTGCTCCTTTCTTTCAGGAGAGTGTAAAGCTCCAATTCAATCTCCAATACTTTATAACGAATGGGCAGAATGTGCTGCTGATGCTTCTCTTAAAAGTTTAGAACTTTTACAAAAAGAGGGCAAAGAGAATGTCAATAAATATAGATTAGCAGTTAAGTATGGTTGCAAACCAGTAGTAGAAATGTAAAATACTACATTTATGAAGATTACCTTAACAAAGGCACAACATAAAGTTAGTCAATCAAAAGCAAGGTTTAGAGTTCTTATATCAGGTAGAAGATTTGGTAAGACACATTTAGCAATTACAGAAATGATGAAGTATGCAGCTAAACCATTACAGAATATATGGTATGTAGCTCCTACTTTTAAAATGGCTAAAGAGATATGTTGGTCTAACCTAAAAACAATGCTTCATTCATTTAATTGGATAGAAGATATAAACGAAACAAACCTTACAATTAAAGTTAAGAAATCAAATAGTGTTATATGTCTAAAATCAGCAGATCAACCAGATGCTTTACGAGGTTCAGGAATTAACTTTTTAATATTAGATGAGTTTGCAGATATAGATAAAAGAACCTGGTACGAGGTATTACGAGCTTCTATTGCAGACACTTTAGGAGATGTTTTATTTTGTGGTACACCTAGAGGATATGGAAATTGGAGTTATGAATTATATCTTAAAGGTAAAGATGACAAAGAATGGGATAGCTTCCAATATACAACATTACAAGGTGGCATGGTATCAAAGCAAGAATTGGAACAAGCTAAATTAGACCTTGATGTTAGAACATTTAGACAAGAGTTTGAGGGTACATTTGAGAACTATGCAGGAAGTGTTTATTACAATTTCCATCCTGTAGAAAGTGTCATAGAACGTAAGATAGATTGGTCTAAACCATTACATTTGGGAATGGATTTTAACGTAGACCCAATGAGTGCTGCTGTTGCACAGATAGAAAAAGATAAGGTTTATTTTGTAGATGAGATAATAATATATTCAAGTAATACTGACGAAATGTGCCAAGAGATACGAGATAGATACGGAACTAAAATACCTATCTTTGTTTATCCTGATCCTGCATCTAAACAACGTAAAACTTCTGCTGGTGGCAGAACAGATTTAAGCATATTACAAAACGCAGGATTTAAAGTTAAAGTTAAACACAAGCATCCAGCAATTAGAGATAGAGTCAATGCAGTTAATTCAAGACTAAAAGATTCTAAAGGCGATAGGCATATTTTCATTAGTAATTATTGCAAAACATTGATAAAAGGATTACAAAGACAAATATACAAGGAGAATACAAATATTCCTGATAAGGAAGAGGGATTTGACCACATGAACGATGCTTTGGGTTATTTAATAGATTATATAAAACCCTTAACTATCAATTCTAACTTATCTGCTCCTACAAGATGGAATATGAAACAAAGGCAATATGGCATACGACAAAGATCAGGCACTAGATACTCATAAAGACTACAAAGAGAACATTTCAAATTGGGAGTATTTCATTAGGTCATATAATGGTGGCTATGATTATAAAGTAGGTCAATATTTAAACAGATATAATTTAGAATTAGATAACGAGTTTAATCAACGATTGCTAAATACTCCTTGCGACAATCATTGTAGAAACATAATCCAAATTTACTCATCATTCCTTTTTCGAGTCAAACCAACGAGGGAATTTGGAGATATGGAGAATGAAGCTAGTTTAGAATCATTCTTAAGAGATACTGACCTAGATGGAAACAATTTTGATAGTGTTATTAAACAAGCTCAAAATTATGCTTCTATCTATGGTCATTGTCTTTTAGTTTTAGATAAACCAAAAGTAGTTAGTGAAACAAAAGCACAAGAGCTAGAGCAAGACATAAGACCTTACCTATCTATTGTAACTCCTGAAAACATAATGGACTGGAATTACAAAAGAGAAATTAATGGTAAGTATTCTTTAGACTATCTTAAAATTAGAGAAGAGGTAGATAAAGAGGGTGGTACTTATTTTAGGATGTGGTTTCCAGATCGTATAGACACAGTTTATATGGATGACTCTGGAGCTGAACCAAGATTAATAGATACTGCCGAGAATCAGATTGGCAAGATACCAGCAGTTATCTTATACAACTCAAAATCTCATAAGAGATTTGTTGGTCAATCTGACTTAACTGATATTGCTGATTTGCAAAAAGCTATCTACAATGAGTTTTCTGAAATAGAACAGCTTATTAGATTAACAAATCATCCATCGTTAGTTAAAACACCATCGGTAAATGCTTCTGCTGGAGCTGGTGCAATAATAGAAATGCCAGAAGAGATAGAACCAAATCTTAAACCATATCTATTGCAACCAAGCGGACAAAACTTACAAGCTATTATGGAATCTATTACAAAGAAAGTAGATGCTATAAATAGAATAGCTCATACAGGAGCAGTAAGAACTACTAAACAAGCAGTATCATCAGGCATAGCTTTACAAACAGAATTTGAATTATTAAATGCAAGACTATCAGAGAAAGCAGACAATCTACAATTAGCAGAAGAACAACTATTTAAATTATATGCTGATTTCCAAAACACAAAATTTGAGGGAGAAATAAACTACCCTGAAACATTTAACATAAGAGACTTTGCAGCAGACCTTATGTTCTACCAACAAGCTAAATCAGTTAATGTAGGATCGCCAACATTAGGCAAAGAAATAGACAAAGAGATTGCAAGAGCTGTTGTAGATGACAACGAACAATTAAATATTATCTTTGATGAAATAGACAACAAAACAGAAGTAGGCGAATTTACACAAGACGAGCCACAGCAGGAAAACGTAGAACAAGAAGCCATTGAAGAATAATATGTATGGCAGATATTGTAGAAAGCTCAACTAAATACAGAATCAAGCAGATTGAATTTGCTGAAGCACAATATTACCAACAACTCACTAAAGTTTTAGATAAGATAGAAGATGATGTAACTGCATTAGCTGGTAGATCATTGCCACTTACTGATGGTAAGCTAATAGAGTTAAGAGCAGCTATTGCTATCAGACCACAAATCAAAGCAATATTAGAAAGAGAATATTTAGCATGGACAGATACAGTTGTTAGAGAGGGATTTAACAAACAAGCTAAAAGAGTAGAAAGAGCATTTAAGAGAATAGGTAGAATACCACCTGCATTTCAAGAACTTACAAAAGGCGATTTAGCTTTAGTACAAAATTTAAAGCAACAATACTTTACACAGTTTAAAGATATATCAAATACATTCACTAGAACATTGTCAGACAAGGTTTATCAAAATACATTATTAGGAAGTGAATTTACTGTATTAGAAAAAGAATTAAGACAAACTATTAATGGTATTTATGCAAGTTCTAAAGACCCAGAAATGAATAGATTAGTTAAGTTTGTTAAAAACAATAAGAATAAAAAACGTATGCAACGTAAGGTAGAGAAAGCAGTTGCTACATTACAATCTAAATTTGGCAGAGATAGAGCTGGAGAAAACATGAAAAGATATGCAGGTCAGCTATTAAACGACTCATTAAGAGACTTTGATGCAACATTAAACTTTAACAAAGCTAATGATGCAGGACTTACTTATGTTAAGTATTACGGAGACATCATTCCTACAACTAGACAAATATGCAGAGGTTTGGTAAGTAGAACTATCGGTAAAAAAAATGGACTTTTTACGATTGATGAAGTCAGAAAACTATGGGCTAGTCGAAGTTGGACTGGTAAGAAAGCTGGAAATCCTTTGGTAGTTCGTGGTGGTTATAATTGTCGTCATCAATGGAGCTACGTCAGTCCTGATTGGTTTGATAGTAGCGGAAAACTAATAACTTAACAAAGGAGTGAACTATGTCCGAAGAACAAAAAACTGTTGCACCTGCAACACAAGAAACACCAAAAGAAGAACCTAAAGTAGAAGTTCCAAAAGCAAAAGAAATGACTTTTACACAAGAGCAATTAGATAACATTATTAAATCAAGATTAGATGCTGAACAAAAGAAGCATCAAAGAATGTTAGATGATGCAAAGAAAAAAGAAGAAGATGCTGCTAAAGAAAAGCTAGTAAAAGAAGCTAAATCAAAAGCAGAACTTGAAAAACTTATGCAACAAAGAATATCTGAAAAAGATACAGAAATTTTGAAGTATAAGAACGAAATTAAAAAAGAAAAGATTGATAACTCTGTATTATCTGTTGCTTCTAAAAATCAAGCAATTAATCCAGGTCAAGTTGTTGCCTTACTAAAAGATGGCATTAAATTAAATGATGATGGAAGAGTAGAAATACTTGATAATAATAACAATATTCGATATAACGAAAAAGGAAACCTTTTCACAATCGAAGAGAGAGTTAAAGAGTTTTTAGATGCAAACCCACATTTCCGTCAAGGGTCAAAGTCTGGATCAGGAAGCCAGAGTGCCATCGAGGGTAAAACTGTAAAACCTTTCAACATTCAGGAACTAGACATGAGTAAGCCAGAGGATCGTGCAAAGTATGCAGAGTATCGCAAAGAACGAGACTCAAAACCTACTCAAATTAACTTAAACAAATAAATATAAGGAAAAATAACAATGGCAAACGAAAGCACAAGTTCTACGCTATCGGAACTATACACAGAGATAGTGGCAGAGGCATTATTCGTAGCAAGTGAAAAATCAATTATGAGACCACTTGTAAAAAATTATGCTATATCAGGTGGTGGAAAGTCAGTTGAAGTTCCAATCTATGCAGCAGTAAGTGCAGCAGCAGTATCGGAAGCATCTGATTTATCTAACACAGCAATCAATCCTACTTCAGTTACTATAACAGCATCTGAAAATGGGATTATGACAACTTTAACAGACCTAGCAAGAAATGCAGCTCCAAGAAACGTAGCAGCAGATATTGGTAGATTGTTTGGTGAAGCGATTGCAAAAAAACAAGACACAGACCTAACAGCATTATTTGATGGTTTTAGTACAGCAGTCGGTTCTGGCTCAACAGCTTTAACTGCAGCATTAGTATTTCAATCAATAGCAAATGTAAGAAACGCTGGAGTGTCAATGGACGGAGTATCAGCAGTTTTACATCCAATGGTCGCTTATGATCTTAAAGCTAATTTGACTAATACTTTTGCAAATGCAAATGGTAATGATTTAGCAAACGAAGCATTAAGAAATGGTTTTGTTGGAAGATTAGGTGGAGTACCTATCTATGAAACAACAAACATAGATAACGATGGTACTGCTGGAGATTACAAACAAGGTGTGTTCCATAAAGACGCATTAGGTTTAGCAATGATGCAAGACCTCAAAATCGAAACTCAAAGAGATGCTTCTCTACGAGCAGATGAGATTGTTGCAACTTCAGTATATGGTGTTGGAGAATTAAACGATACTTATGGTGTCGAATTACACTCTGATTCATCAATCCAATAATAATTGGGTACTTTGTGAGGGTGGGCAACTGCCCTCACTTTTAACAAAGGAGAATATATGGATATACAATTAACAAATGGCAAAAAAACAATAACAAGATCAAAAGAGCAATACGAAGCTAATAAAGCACATTTTAAAGTAAGAGGTTTCACACCATTAAAAGAACAATCAGCAGTAAAAAAGGTTGTTGAAAAAGCTAAAAATGTTGTAAAACTTAAACCAGGTAAAAAGAAAAAAGGAAAAAAGTAAGATGGACAAACTAGACAAGATAGGTTTTTTTATAGACGATCATCCAAGACCGATAGTCATAGGACTTGTTATTGTTATAGTTATCTTACTGGTATTTTAATATGGCAAACTTTACAGGTGCAAATGTTTGTGATGTTGTCGAAATAGAAACATATCAACCAGATGTTTTTAGTTTTGGTATTGCGTCAGGAGACTCTAAAGTTTCACACTACATTACTCAAACAACAAACGATATTTTTAGACAGTTAAGGATTGAGTGGTTTCCAACTTACAAAAGCAATATCTATACAGATATAACTGTTTTAAATACTGCTGAAATGGTTAATACAAAAGTTAATTTAGATCAGTTTAAAAGAGCTGGTGTATATTTATTTTTATCAAGATATTTTTTACCATCATTAACTAAATTTAGACCTGAAGCTGACAAAGATCGTTTTGAAAGAATGATTGAGTTTTACAATTCAGCTTTTGTCAAAGAGTTTCAAACTATATTGCAAGACGGAGTAGAGTACGATAGCGATTCTGGTGGAACAGTAACTGCTAGTGAAAGAGAACCTCTACATGGATATAGAAGATTAACAAGATAATGAAAACTTGTAAAAAGTGTGGTTGCACTTGTCATTGCAAGGATGAGTTACACGCAGACGACTACGGAGTTTGTACTTGTGATGATTGTAGATGTAGTCCTGCACCAACCAATGAGCAATAATGGGAATACAATTATCTATAAAAACTAATCAAAAACAAGTCTCAAAAAATATAAAAAGATACCAAAGTTTCTTACCTAGAATATTTGATAAAGGATTAAAACAAGCAGGATTTCATTTATTAGAAATTATCAAAGAACTTACAAAGAAAGGTGTTGATTTTAGACGTATGCCTTTTGCTCCGTATTCAGAGGGTTATATTAAACGATTAGAAAAAGAGGGAAAAAAAACAACAGTAGATTTGTTTTACGAGGGTCGTATGTTAGGTAGTCTTACTCCCTCATCAACTATTAAAAAAAGAGGCAAAGATAAAGTAACTTTAGCTTTTTCTAACGCACAAATGAGACAAAGAGCTTTATTTAACCAAGTTTTAAAAGAACCAAAAAGAAAGTTTTTTGGGTTTGATAAAAGGACAGAAAGGATTATAAATAAAGGGTTTGAAAGATTTGTTGCAAAACATTTAAGAAGAGTAAGAATATGAGTGTAAGAGAAAACATAGCAAGTAACATAAAAACAGTTGTAGATGCAATAAGCAGTCCTGATGTAAAATTATGCACAAGGCAACCATTTGAATTAGAAGAATTATCACAAGCACAATACCCAGCAGTAATAGTACAAACATCTGAAGAAAACAGAGAAGATTTAGAACTAGGAAGTGGTGCTAAAACAAGAACTGGTACTATTGATTTTGTATTACTAGGTTTTGTCAAAGGTGCTAACACAAATATAGACACTTTAAGAAATGAGCTTATTACTGCCATTGAAACAGCTTTAGAAAGTGATATAACGAGATCAGGCAACGCATTAGATACAGAAGTCGTACAAGTAGAAACAGACGAGGGTACATTGTTTCCTGTAGGCGGTATTAGAATGGTTGTTAGATGTATGTATCAATATCAATCTGGAACACCATAGGAGGTTAAATGAACAAAGATAAAATACTAGATAAAATAGAGAAAAAAATAGACCAAATAGAAAAGTTACATGATAAGGAATCTTTACTCTGTGAAGAAGTCAAAGACTTAATATCTGAAATAAGAGAGGAAGATATTGAAGAAAATGATGACATTGAAGAAGAAGATTTTGACGATGAAGATATTGACGATGAAGAAGATAAGTAGTACAAGGATTTATTATGGCTAAAGATATTAAATTATACAAAGATGGGCATGAAGTTACAATTAACGAAACTCAACTTGAAAATTTTATTGCTCTTGGTTATAAGCGAGAACAAGACAAACAAGATAAACCAAAAAAGGAAAATAAAAAATGGCAACACACTTCGGAAAAGAGGGCGTAGTTAAAGCGGGTGGAACTGGTATAGGAGAATTGACTGGTTACACACTTGAAACAACTGCTGATGTTGTAGAAGATACTCAATTATCAGATGCAACTAAATCATTTGTAGCTGGAAGAACATCATTTTCAGGAACTTTAGAAATGAGTTATGATGAAACTGATTCTCCACAACAAACATTAACTGCTGGAACTTCAATTTCTTTTGTATTAGGTCCAGAGGGTGATGGTTCAGGAGATGAAATTTTTTCAGGTTCAGGAATTATTACAGGTATGAGTGTTAATGTTGGATTAGATGCAATAACTACAAGATCAGTTACTTTTCAAGGCACAGGCACATTAACAAGAGGAACTGCTTAATATTAATTTATGTCAGTTATTGACAGAGCCAAATCACACTTTGAGAGTTTAGGCACTCAATCTATTGAAGTACCTGAATGGAAAGATGATGATGGCAAACCTACTGTTATTTACTGGAATCCAATTACTTTAGCTGAAAAGAATAGATTATTAAAAAAGTCTGATTCTTTAAACGATGTGTCATTGTTAGCAGATATTCTTATTATGAAAGCTCTTGATAAGGATGGCAAAAAGATGTTTTCATTAGAAGATAAAATTCCTTTAATGCACAAAACCGATGCAGATGTATTAGCCACCATTGCCAATAAAATGGTAGCAGCTATAAGTCCACTAGAAGTAAAAAAAAACTAAACTCCGATCCTGAATTAAAGAATTTACTTATCGTTGCAGATAGATTAAAAATAACATTATCCCAGCTTTTAAAAATGGAAGTATGGGAGTATAATCATTGGTTAGGTTATTTTATGCTTGAAAATGAAGAACATGAAAGACAAGCAAGAATAGCCAAACATGGAACGTATAAGTAATGGCACAAAATTTAAAGATAAACATACTAGCAAAAGATAAGACTAAAGCAGCTATTAGTGGAGTAAGAGGTAGATTAGCTGGTCTTAAAAATGCTGTGTTTTCTTTAAAAGGAGCTTTTGTAGGTTTAGGTGCTGGTCTTGTAATTAAATCATTTGTATCAACTGGAAGAAGTGTTGAAGATTTACAAGTAAGATTAAAACAATTATTTGGAAGCACACAAGAGGGTGCAAAAGCATTTGATGTAATGGCTAAATTTGCTGGTAGAGTTCCTTTCTCACTAGAGCAAATTCAAGCAGCATCTGGTAATCTAGCAGTTGTAGCAGGAGACGCAGACAGACTATCTAAAATATTAGAGATTACTGGTAACGTAGCAGCAGTAACAGGAATAGATTTTAACGTAGCAGCAGAACAGATACAGAGATCGTTTGCAGGTGGTATAGCAGCAGCAGACATCTTTAGAGAAAAAGGTGTTAGAGATATGCTTGGTTTTAAAGCTGGTGCAACAGTAACAGCAGAAGATACTATTAAAGCATTTGAAAAAGTATTTGCTAAAGGCGGTAGATTTGGAAATGCTACAGAAGAATTAGCAACTACATTTACTGGTACTTTATCAATGTTAGGCGATAAACTTTTTAACTTTAAAAAGAATGTTGCAGACGA